CCTGTACGGTTGTGACTACCGTGTAGACCTTCTCATCCGCTCCGGCGTATTTCTTCTTTAAGCTCTCCACATCCTGCTTCTTTTCTGCTTCTACTGCTTTTCCTGCATTGAGGAGCTGTTCTTCTCTTGCTTCATTCATGGTTTTATACCTCCGTTTTGTCATTTATTCTGTTATCAGTTACGCTTCAAGACCGTTGATTTTGATGCCGCCCATTGCGATACCGTCAAGGTCTACCTTCATGGACTTGTCTCCCTGTGCTGCCTTAAAGCTACGCTTAGACAGTACAATGTTGGTCAGGACATCCGTACAGGTTGCAGCTCCTTCGTCTGCATAATTCACTACAATCTTCGGGATGACATACTTGTAGAAGTTCTTGTATCCCTTGGACTGGATGACCCTGCACATCTCATTGAAGTCCTCACGGAGCAGGGACAGCTTGACGGAGTTCTTCTGATTTCCGGTACCATAACCTCTAATCTTTCCGCCCTTGCCATAGATAGGCTCACTCTCCTGCTCGTCATCATAGGAGATTTCCATAGGTTCCATGTTCTCCATGCCGGAAGCTGTGATTGTCACGCTCGACCAGTCATAGACTTTTCCATTGATTAACTGCTTTGCTGCCATGTCTTTCTACCTCCTTCCTAAGATGCTGCATAAGGGTTCTCTACTGCAAATGTGAGGTTCATCTCTCTCACATGACCCATAGGTACATAAGTGATACGGATGTCAAGGCTCTCATCCACAAGGATGTTGAGGTTCTCCGTATCAATGCTCACGCTTCCGGAGCTGATGATTTTGTCACGGATGGCATCCTCTACAGGAGTGTTGAGCTGCTCCTGAATGTTGGTGATGCTGTTCTCAATGTCTTCCGGGTCAATTTCCACCTGAAGCTCATTGAGTGCCTCTGCTCTGACCGCTCTCACAAGTCTGTTGGATACTCTGACATCTTCAGCATAGGCGTAGTCACTGCCTTCCGGTGACATCATGTTTGCAGAAGTCACATAGTAGTCTTCCTTGCCGATATACTGTCTGATGGTCACATATCCTGCCTTGTCCAAGGTCTCAATGTAGTCTGCAATTCCTTCAGGAAGGAGCTTCTGTACCTTTGCTTCAGAGATAGGGAAGCTCTTCACTTCACCAATGCTCTGTGACTCCTTGGCTACGCCATAGAGTCCGGTCACAATGCCTGCATTATTGATGTCCTGCACCCTGCCATCCATTCTCTGATAACGGGAGTAGCTGCACACCACCTGAATGTAGATATTGTTGATGCCCTTTCTCTCCTCAAGCATTGCGTTCACATATTCCTCCAAGGTCTCCTCTGCTCTCTTGTTTCTTGCCTCACAGACAAAGAAGAGAGGTCTCTTGTACTTTGTCACAAAGTCATTGGCAAGTGTGCAAAGAGAAGCCCACAGAGCCTTGGAAGATACTCCAACGATATGAACATACTCAAACACAAGAGGGCTGTTGATGAGGCTCTCCACCGCACTGATGACATCCTGATTGCTCATAGCCGGTGATGTGGTGGAGAATGTGAAGCGGTCTCCTGCCTTGAAGCTGTCACCGCCTTCCGCATCCGTGAACTTCGCACTCAATCCGGTGGCTGACAATGCCGCCTCTCCCGTGATAGGAATGGTCATTTCCTCTGTGAAGGTATTTCCTCCATCCACGGAGTATCTGAAGCTTCCCTCATTGCACTCTCCGCTGTCCATGACCTCCACCACAATGTCATAGGCATTGTTAGGAGTTCCTGTCACCTCAAAAGACCCGTATCCGGTCTTCTCTTCTGTTACTTTTCCAATCTCTCCGACTGTTCCGGCTTTTACCGGGATACAGTAGATGGATGCTGCACCGTTTTCCACCGCATCAATGCAGGCATCCGCAAGCGGTGTCTCACCAAGCTTCTCCTTGATGGTCTTGGCGTTCATGGTGCCTGTAATCAGGATAGGAGCACCGCTCACAACATTGGAAATACCAATCTTGATGGATGTCCCGGTACCCGTGGAACTGCCACGCCCAAGGTTCCCGTCTTCTACTTTTACATTTACATCTCCGTATGCCATTATCCCCTTGCCTCCTTGTCTGTCATTCTCCCGTCAACCGGGGCTTTTTGGAAGGCTGCACAGGCTTCCTTGAACTCCTGCTCTTCCACCTGTCTTCCGCTCTTCCATCCGTTGGCTGCTTTCGTGCCTTCAAATACTGCATCCGATACGCCAAGCTCCTGCTTGAGCTGCTCAATGCTCTTCATGGATGCAGCCTGTCTTGTTTCTGCCATGATTTTTCCTCCTTATCCGACAGAGCCAATGTTCATTGGCTTAATGTCTCTATCTTGATAGATACCGCCTTCAAAAGTGATGTCGAACTGTACCGCTATTTTAGCCTTCAGGATACTGTCACCCTCTTCAACCCAGTCCGCTTCACCGACCACGATATTCACCCAGTTTCCATCCACATCCATTCCCTTCTTCAGGTTCCGGAGAAAGTTCTCAAGGATTTCCTCCACCTTCTCCTCTGATGTGTCTGCTATCACTACATGAAGTGATGTGCTTCTGTCCCACAGCTTCATTCTCCGCTTGCGTTGCCCCTCTTGGTCTGTGTATGTTGTTTTTGAGCCGGAGCGTGAGAATGTCTCACCGTTTCGCAATACTGCACCAACGTGGACTTCGTTTCCCTGCTTCAGCTTCTTCATACTGGTGTAGACCTGACTCTTGATGCCGGAGCTCTTCAGCGTTTCAACTAAGTAGTTCCTTTCTTTTACCATGTTCTACTCCTCAAAAAGTTCCTCCAAGGTGTCCTTGATGTCCTGCTCATCCTGTTCACTGATACCCAAGAACGGTCTTGGTGGTATGCTTACTCTGACAGAGGCTACCTTCTTCCACTGTCCACCAATCTTGAATGTGAGGTACTTCTTATTCTTTGCTCTTATTGTTCGCTCATCACCAAATTGGTGTGTAGCTGCCCTGATGTCATTGGTACCTACTGCAAGTCCACTGTCACTCACTTCTGACCGGATGCTCGTCTTGAGCTGCGTGGTCTTGGTGAGCGTCTTGCCGCCTTCCTCCCTTGCCCGGATGGACTGCTTCCAACTTGTTCCTTCCGGAGATTTCTCCTCCGTGAAGCGTTCTACTGTGGAAGTTCTTAGTCCTTCCGCTATGGAGTTCAGAACCCCACGGGTCTCAAGGTTACTCAATCGGTTCAGGCGTTGGAGTAGTCCTTCAGTATCACCGGACAGCTCTGCCCTGATTGATGACATCCCATCACCATCCTCTCATGCTGTCCCTTGAGAACACCCTGCCTGAAGACTTCATCTTGAAGCCATTGGCTGCCTCGTTGCTGCCTCCTCTTTCCTCAACGCCTATATCAACCTTGCCTTCTGCTACTGCAAGCAGGAACTTGATGGCTGCGTTGTATCGGTTCAGGATGGTCTTCTCTCGTTCACTCTCATCTATACCTGTCCTTGATACAAGGTTGTATACAGATATGTCCTTTGCAAATTTGTTGATGACCTGTGGTGTCTTGGTGAAGGGAACACTGTACCGCTTGGCAAGGTACCCGTCAATCTCGGCACAGGCATCAGATATGGCATCATCACAGAGCTCTGCAATCTTGGCTTCACGCTCCTCTGCATCCTCTATGTACTCATCTCCAATGATGACATTCTTCATGTCATCCTTAATCATCTTGAGTACCTCTTCAACAGTACAGTACATTCCCGTCACCTACCTTTTAACCTTCAGCGTTTGCCGCTACCTCTCCGGTAGAACCAAAAGCCATCTGCCAAAAACCGTATCCTGCATTGCTTCTTCCGTCAGCTCCGTAGAGGAACTCATCCAACATGAAGACATTCTCATCAGTGTCCTTTGTTAAGGATGTGAACTTGATTTTCTTTCTAAGCTGATAGATGAAAGGCTTCAGGAAGCGGTTGGTACAAAGTAAGAACCAATACTCCGGATGCTCTGCAAGGGCAGGCTCTACATGGAGCTTTGCGGTTCCCTTCAGTACGTTTGTGGTACCGTCAATCTGGTCAGCCTCCAAGATGAGTCTTGCAGTCTCTTCCAGTGCCGGAGGAACTACCAAGAGGTCAGGCACAAGCTTCAGGCTCTTGCCCTTGTCTCCCTTGATGCTCATAATGGAGCTTCTTGCCTCCATGTAGGACTCTCTTGAGAGCTTCTTGTTGCTTCGGTTGCTGTAGGTATTGTCCCCTACCTTGTGGGCTGTGTTGAAGAAAGAGAGACCGTCATAGCACTTCTGTGTGAAGCCGCCCATCATGGCACCAAAGACAAGCTCATCCGGATGCAATGCAGCAGCTTCTCCCATGTTGGAGAAGAGCGGAGTGTATACTCCATACTTGTCATCCTCAATGTCATCTCTCGGTACGCCAATGGTCATCTCAAACTTTTTGTTCTTGATGAGGTAGTCATACGCTGCAAGAGCCTGTACCTCTCTCTCACCAATCCACTCTCTCATGCCCGGCATCTGTCCAAGCCACTTGTAGTCCTGCTCTCCTGTGGTGCTCGGTACCACAGTTGCTACCTTCTGATAATTGGACTGTGTGGTATCAAAGCTCTTGTTGAAAGCTGTGGAATACCCCACTGTAAGTCCGTGTAAGTTTGCCTGATTTACAATCATGTCTCATTTCCTCCTTATACCTGTGTCATGTCTACGGTCACACCGTCTTCTGCTACTTCCAAGATGGTTCCTGCCACGCTAGAGCCATCTGCTGTGATGGTCACGGTCTTTTCATCCTTGATGTAGCACTTCTTCAGGATGTCCGTCTCCTTGATGCTTCCATCATTGTCCCATACGAATGTCCCACGCTTCACGCTGACACTCTGCTCACCGTCTGCACCGTTACGGTTGTCACAATAACGCTGCACACATCCGGCAACCTTCACGCCTTCAGCGGCGGATGCCTTCTCTGCATATCCATCCGCATTGATGACCGCCATTGTTGCCTCATTCAGCTCAACGCCTGCTTTGACCGGGATGTTGAGCATACGGTTCCCGGTTCTCTCGTTTCCTGTTCTGTCCATCTCTTAGTCCTCCTTGTTGTTGTACTTCTTTACATCTTCCATAGAGACTCCCATGTTCTTGAGGATGGCTACATCCACCTCATCAGAGCCCGGAGCTTCCGGAGCATCCTTGAGGGCAAGCTTGCCAGTAGGTACCACCACCGGAGCCTTGTCCACAAAGCCCTTGAAGCCTTCCATGTCCTTCAGGGCGTAAGACTTAGCCCATTCAGACTGTGCCGCTGTGATTTTGCCTTCCTTGAGAGCCTTCTCCACAACCTCATCTGCATCTCTTTCAGCCATACGCTGCTTGAGTGCCAAGAGCTCTGCCTGTGTGTCCGGTGCTCCTGCCTTTAACGCCATGATGGAAGCTGCCACATCTTCGGTCTTGGCATCTGCCTTGAGACCAAGCATGGAGAGGATGGTGCTGTTGGCAACCACTTCAGCCCCTTCAGGCTGCTTGCCATCTTCAGGCTGTTTGCCATCTTCCTTCTTGCCATCCAGTTCCTTGAGCTTCTCGGCTGCTTTTGCTGCATCCTCTACCGCTTTCTTGATTTCCTCTTCCGTTGCGGTCTCCGGAAGTCCTAATGCTTTTGCAAGTTCCTTTAAGTCCATGATATTTCCTCCTTCTGAAATGTCCTCTATATCAAGGGAGTTCACTACTGCAAACATCCCATCTATAGCAGGTGTGTTAGTAAGTGCAACAGAGTGGATTGCTGTTGCCTTTTGGTCTCTCTTTCGCACCAAGACCACCGGAGAGAGGTATCTGTACTCTTTATTCTTCAGATACTCGGCTGCTTTTGCTGTCCATTCCACCTTGGCAATGATGGCATCCTCACCCTTGTAGAGGTCTTTTATCCATCCCCCTGCCGGAGCCTGCACATCTGACAGCGTTTGGTGCTCATAATCAATCACAAGGTCAAGCTTTCTGTCCTTGAACTGTTTCCGGATGAGTTCAACACTCTCCTCATCCACGTTGAAGTCCCCTTTTTGGGAGTGAACCCTCCCAAGGGGCAAAATTTTGATTTCTGTAGGTACACCGGAGAGCTCTACACCCTGTCCGGCACACACAATCAGCTTTGCCATGTCAACTCACCTCTTTCTTTTGGTTTCTGATAGCGTTATAACGCGTTATAACGCACATTTAAGCCTCGAAGGGTAATTTCCCCCACCGGAACATCCCCCACGGTCTAAAAAGGCTCTTATTTCGTCTCTCCGTCACTCGGCTGCTTTCTCTCTCGGAAGAGCTTCCTAAGTTCCGGGGAGATATTACTCATGTCAGGCTTCCATACCGTCTTTGCCGGGTTATTGGAGAAGCCCTTGTCCGGAAACTTGTAGAGAATTTCTCCGGTTGAGTAGTCCACATCATACGGAGCTTCCTTTTCAACATGCAATCCCATCCTTTCCACCTGTTTCTTGGACAGACTCACCACCATGCAGCGGCACCGGAACCCGTTGGGTGGGTACCACACATCCCATATAGGGTCATCTGCCCGGTATACCCTGCCTTCCATGACTGCATGTGACTCTCTCACTTGCCCGTCTCCGGCTGTCCGGTATCTCCAATATGGTCTCAGCTTCATTGTGGTCTCATCTGTCATGCTTTTATAGTGTCCGGCATTGAGGGCGGTCTGCATGTTAGTCCGGAAGATGTTGTCACTCTTCCAAGGATTGATGCCCTCGTATCCATGCTCCTCAAGGAAGCTGTTCATGTCCTTTTGGAACTGCTCCTTGGTGGTGCCTTCCTCGGCTGCTTTTTGCAGGCAGTCAAGAAACTCCTGAAGAACTTCAAGACTTGTATATCCTGACACGGTGAAAGCCTTTGCCCGGCTCTCATCATCAAGCAGCTTGTACTCTTCACTTGTCAGGGCTCTCTTCCCCTTCAGGAACGCCACAGCCTCCTTGAAGACAAAGTCCCTTGCCAGTCCATACAACACATCCATTAGTCCATTGACCTCCCTATCAGGTGTGAGAGATAGATGCCCTGCTGCACAAGGTCTTCAAGCTCCGGGCTCTCCATCTCCTGATACAGCTCACGGAGTCTCTTCTCATCCTTCAGAACCTTTTGCAGCTCCTCCATGTCCTCCGCTTTGTCAATCATTTTGATAATGGGCTTCATCATCTCCCGGAAGATGTCCCCTGCCTGCTTATTGGCTACAGAGACGATTGTGTCCACCTGTTTCTGTTCTGTCTGTCCTTCCTCCTGCTTCAGCTTCAGCTCCTCCATTGTTTCCATTGGCGGCTGCTGTGCTGCCATCATCCCGGTTCTTGTCGGCTTCAGGACTTCCTCTCCATCCTCCGGCTTCGGGATATTGAACTTCTTGTATATGTGGCTCTTCGGTATCTCAAGCCCCATGTCACAGGCAAGTGTCCTGTATATCTCAACCACTTCTTTTTGGTCTTCCACCTCATGGCAGTCAAAACCAAAGAATGGAATGTTTGCATCCGTTCCATAGTTGAACTCTACAAGTGGTCTGATGATGTCCCGGCGGATTGTCACCGCCAGAGCCTTTGCATCTGCCACTGTCAGGTCATGTCTGACCTCATCATGGGTCTTGGACTGTGCATAGGAGCCGCCGCCACTGTCTGATGTGAGGGTCTGTCCAAGGATTGCCTTGCTTATCTGCTCATCACAGTATCTTGCAAGCTTCTCATATATCTCTACGCTTGTGGTCTTCTGTGACTCAATGAACTCTATCATTGTGGATGTCGGCACAATTCCGGCTGCATCCGTTCCAAGACTGATGATGGCTTCCATGAGCTGCTTCTTGTCACTCTCGGATGCAGAAGCATCATACTTTCCAAGACGGAGCGGCATACCAAACACTTCACAGAAGCTCACCCAATCCTTGATGTCATAGTTCTTGAACAGGTACATCCATGAGACTACCCTCATAATGCCTGCCCTGCTTGCGTGTCCGGACTTTGCCTTGTACTTGTGTACTACAAACTTATTCTCCGGAAGCTCCACGCCGGAAGGATACTCCTGTGTGCATATCTTCAGCTCATCCGTGGTGCTGTCCCACACAAGCTTTTTAGGATGCACATACTCAATATCTTCAATGACATTCCTTCCATCCTCTACTGTCCATGCAAGCTCCATGATGCTGATACCCTTGCCAATGGCATCCAACATATCAATGAGCACTTCATCAAAGTTCTCAATCCCCTTGAGCTGCTCATCAATGAAGTCCGCTATTTCCTTGTCAATCTCATCTTCAGAGAATGGCTGCACTTCCCAATCAAGACCCGTCACAGCAAGCTTTCTTGTCTGCATCTGTGAGAAGAGGTGGGTGTCCTTCTCTTCCATCTCCTCAAAGAGCTCCATCTGTGCTCTGACATTGCCCTCATCAGCTTCCCGGAAAATACGGGCAAGCCTGCGTGGTGTCAGTCCGTTGGATGGATAGTCAGAGAACTTGTCATTCACATCTCCCACCGCCACTCTTGCGGTCACGGGTCTTCTCAACCCTGTATCTACATCCGGATTGAAGGGTACCCCTCCTCCCCGGTTCCTTTTCTTTTTCTTTGCCATGCTGTATCACACCTCCTAGTAAGCACCTTTACCCATCCGGAAACGTCTCCGGAGGATTGTCTTGTAGTCAGCCTTCGATGCCACCGCCTTGACGGTCTGTGCAAGCTGCACCGCCATCTGAAGACCATCCGGAGCATCATCATTCTTACCCATAGGGAACTCCTGAAGCTGTTTCAGGAGAGTCTTGTGCTCCCGGTTGAATTTGATGTACTTGTTCTTGATGACAGGCTGTAGTGACTCAATGCGGAGTACCTTGTTGACGGTGGACTGTATCTCCTCAATAGGGATATACTCACCTTCCTCCGCTGACTTTGCAGCCATGACCTCCTTGAAGAAGTATTGGAACTGCACAATCTCCACACCAAACTTGTAGAAGCCCTTCTTGTAGTCCCTCTTCAGTCTGCGGTTCATTTCAAATACATCATCAATGATGACATCCGGCTTCCTTCGTTCCACAGAAGCATCCACCACATACATGTACCCGGTCTTGGTAGACAGGGCAAGGTTGATGATAGAGCTTGTATCTGACTTCTTATTTTTGCCAAGTGACGGGTCATTTGCCCCCACAAAGACGAACTCCGGACTTGTGAAGTCCATGAGCTCCGGCTCATAGTAGTCAAACCATTCCGGATTGAAGGTTGCGTTCTCCGGGTCAATCGGGTCATTCTGAAGCTCGGAGTTGAAGGATGCTGCACCTTCGGATACCTTAATCTCCATGAGGTCATAGTAGGACAGCTTCTCCTCCCAAAGAACTTCCGCTCCAAGGAGCATCTCTTCCCTGTGGGCTTCAAAGAAGCTCTTTGCATCTTCCTCATGGTTCTCATTGAAGAGGTTGGTGTAGATGCTTTCCCACTCATCCCACAGCTTGGTATTGATGGCTTCCGATATGACCGCCCTGTACTTCTTGGTCTTGTATCGTGGGTTCTGAAGCACGTTGTTGAGAAGGGAGTCATAGTGGAGGATGGTACCGATATACATAATATCTGTATAGGTGTCTCCTGCCTTGGATACTGCCTTGTCAAACCAATTCTTCAGCTTCTTTCTCTGCTCCGGAGTGTTTACGTTCTCATCATTCTCAATATCATCCAGTACAATGAGGTCAGGTCTCCAGTTCCGGTGTCTTCTACCTCTGACCTTCTTTCCGGAACCGATTGCCTCTGCCTTGATGTCCGTCTTGGTCAGTATCACTCCGGTTCTCCATGCCTTGTCCCCCTTCAGGGAGCCAAAGTCCATGATGATGTTGGCGTTGTCCTCAAGCTCCGTCTTGATGTCATCAAGGAACCCTTCCGCCTGCTCTGATGAGTCAGACAGAATGAGGATATAGTGCTTGTATGCGTACAGGATAGCGTGTAGGCTGTCCTTGAAGGTGAAGTTGGTAGACTTTGCATGACCACGGGGAGCTGCCACCACCTGACGGGAGCCCTTCTCCCTTGAGATGACCTTGGCTTCCCTCATGGGGTTCCTTCCCTTCATTACGCCCCGGCTCCATATCTCATCCAGTTCCTCATGGAAGTGTGGTGACTTCCGGATGAAGTAGTGGGGCAGATACGCCCTTCCAAAGTAGGACATGTCAAAGGCTGCAAGCTCTCTTCTTAGTCCATGCTCTCCCATGAGTTCCTCACCGGACAGGTATCTCTCATTCAGTTTTCTTCGTTCCTCCTGATGGTCTGTACCCCGGAGCACATATTCCTTGAAGAGCTTGTGCTGATATTCCTCATTGTTCTTGATGTCAATGTCATCTTCCTCATCAAGCTCCCTCATCCAGTTGTCAATATCAATCATCTTCCGTCATCCGCTCCTTTGCTTTTGCCAGTATTTCCTTGAGCATGGCTGCTGACTTCTCATCCTGCTTGATGAGCTTCAGTATCTCGGACTCCATCTCACGGAAGGCAATGTCTGCCTTCCTTCTCATGTCCTGCTTCACCCTGTCCTTGTATACCTTGGTACGGGACAGGGAAGCAATGAGCCTTCCTGCCTTGTCAAGCGGCATCTCATTGAACTCTTCCTCTGCTGTTGCCACCTTGTTCAGGAGTCCGTTCATGGTCAGGAGGATGGCAGCTTCCGTGTAGTCCGCTTCCGGGTTCTCCTTGACCACCTGTATCAGTCTGTCAGTCTGTGCCTGTGCCTCAAGGAGCCTCTGCATGGCATTGTTGGTTCGTGTCGCATACCTTCCCACACTGGACTTCGATATGTCATAGCCCTCTCCCTTCAGGAATTGGCTAATGTATTCATAGGTATTGGATGTGTCAGCAAGCATCACATCCACTTTTATTCGCAAATCTTCAGGGAGCTCATCAATCTTGGAGGATATTCTCTGTTTGGTTCTCTTATCGCCCATCAAATATCAACCCCATTGTCTTCAATCGTGCCTTCGGCAAGGTCTACGCCCTCCTTAGTGAGTTTGATGACAGCATCATTGGCATAGGCATTGTAGGCGGTGACCTTTTCCTCGGTAAATTCGATATATCCGGCTCCCTGAAGATAATCAAGATACTTGCTGATGTCCGGAGATATAATCAATCCGGCTGCTATCATGGCATTGGATAACTGTCTTGTGAGGGCTGTATTGTTGTACCCCTTCACCAAGCAGCGGATGATGTATCCACGGATTGCCTTGTTCCGCTTGATTTCTGCTTTTTCTAAATCATTCACTTCTTTCACCTCACTCTTTTCTGTTGCTGCTCTGCATCAGGAGCCTGTCAATCTTGCCATCAATGCTCCTCATGCGGTCTTCCATCCCGTTCATGGAACGGAAGAAGTCTTCTCGGAGGACAAAAGTGGTAGCAAAGTCACCCTTGATGTCATTGAGTTCCTTTTTGATGCTTGCTATCTCCCCTTCTGTCCTGTCCTCAAGCTTGTCCACTCTGTTGTTGATTTTCTCGTTATTCTCTCTTATCTGCTTTTTTAACTCATCTGTGCTGCTCTTGAGGCTGTTGAACCACCCCTTGATAAAGAAGGTTATCACTCCCAAGCCAAGAGTGATGACCCCTGCCATCACATCAGAGAACGTGATAACATAATCCATAGGCTACTTCTTGATGAGCCTGTTCCCAAGCTCTGTGACTCTTTCCCATCCATCCATAGATACCAACGCCACAATGAAGGCTGCAATGAAGGCTGCAAATACCATGAACCACTCAATGGCTACCCCATAATATGCCGCCAGTCCTAACAGGCAGACCGGGCAGAGGATGAGGGACAGGATGATGACCGTCAATGCTGTAGGCACCTTCTGGTCAAACCATGTCCACTTTTTGAGAGCCTCTGTGATGATGGAGACGATAAACGCCATCACACCGATAAAGAGGACAATCTGTGATACATCTGCTGTGAAATTAGTCATACAAACCACTCCTTTTCTGTCAATTTTCTTGAGAATAACGCAAAAAACAATAAGAGCATGTACCTAAGTACATGCTCTATCTTAAACGCTTTACAAAAGACTCTTTAGGGGAAACATTTCCGGAACTTACTGCTCTAACTTCCCATGTCAAAAATGGACATCTGACCTATCATGGGCTCATCCTTCAGGATGTTTCCTATCTGTTTAGTTGTCAGGTTATACTTCTCTGCAAGTTCCTTGGCGTTGTATCCGTTCCACTCCTTCTTGATACGCCTGTTTCTTGCCGGGGCTATGATGTTCTCCGTCTTCGGGAAGTACAGCTCATCCCCCTTGGCGTAGTCACTAAGCTCAATGAACTTCTCAATCCCTATGATTTCCACCACAGGGCGGTAGCTCTCGGATATATCCTCCAAGGTAGTCTCCTCAATCAGGGCTCTTGTGAGTTCGTCTGCTACCATCTTTGCCTCCTTCCCACTATCAGGAGACCTTCTTGGTGTAGGAGAGACTTATCCATCCGGCTCCGGACTTTAATCTTCCCCATCCGTTCTTTTCCTCCACGATAGTGTATTTGTTCTTCTTGCCTTCCTGTTCTCGGATGGCACCTACTACAGAGTGTCCCATACCGGCACCGGAGCGGATGTTGAGGACATCACAGGTAGTATTGATGAGGTACGGTGTGAAGGCTGCTGTGCTGCTTCCTGCCACGCCTACCTTCTTGGTGTAGTGGAGGCTTATCCATCCGGCTCCGGACTTGAGTCTTCCCCATCCGTTCTTTTCCTCCACAATGGTGTACTTGTTCTTCTTTCCTGCCACCTCACGGATGCAGCCTACCACCTTGTTGTCTGTTCCGGCACCGGAGCGGATGTTGAGGGCATCACATGTAGTAGTGATGAGGTACGGTGTGAAGCTCTCCGTCTGCTTCTTGTCATCCTCCTGCTTCTTGTCGGTACCCTGACCGCTTCCAGTCTTCAGGATGGCATCCAAAATCTTGAGTATCTTCTCACCATATCCGGCTCCTGCCGCCCATCCTTTGCCCTTCGGGTTCTCCTGTATGCCAAGGTATTCCACATACGGAGCACTGCCACGGGATACAAGGTCAAAGCGTGGGTCAACACAGTCCTGTTTGAGCTTCACCGTGTTGGCGTATGCCTTGAGGTGCTGTATCTGTGCTCTGATGCCAAGCTGCGGTGTCTCAAAGCTGTTGCCCTTCATTCCGTTCTGTGTCACGCCCATACCACAGAAGTTATTCTGTGAGAGCTCCACAGCACTTCCGGCAAAACCAAAGTTCCCGGTCTCAAGACAGCTCTGTGCAAAGGCAATGTCACCACGGATATTCTCCGCTTCACCTTCAGAGAGATAGAGAGGTATCATGTCAAGTACGCTCTGTGCAACATCTCCATTCTTTGCCTTGATGTATGCTGCCATCTGCTCCGCTGTGGCTTCAGCCTTTCCGGTTATCTTGGTCATCTCTTCTTTGTTCACGGGCTCCTCTTTCTTGGCAATGGCAGCCTTGAACTCATCCCACTTATGCTCTGTATGGTTATATACATAAGGGTTAGGGCAAATCTTTCCGGTCACATCATAGTGACGGATGACCTTTTCAGCCGGAACTCCATACAGTTCCATCAAATACTTGGTCAACTCAATGCCTGCTTCTACAGTGGCATCCTCAAAGTACCAATCCTTGCTGTCCGCTGTCTGACTGCCTTTGCATCTTACACAGAGCTCAATGCCGATAGAATTGGAATTTCTGCACTCTGCATGTTTATAGCTCTTTGCTCCACAATGCCATGCAATATCCTCATCTG